TGAGCAATTCTGCATCAGGGGGACTGCAGTTGGGCGATGTTGCCTTCGTGAAGAGGAAAAGGATGGCAAGCGTGTTCTGGTTCCCGATGTCATACCTATAGATTCTCGCTTTGTCTATTATGATATGGGCAGAAACGGCTTGAAGTGGGTTGCTCCTACCTTTAAGCGTGGCAAAGAGGATATTAAGGATGAGTATGGAATTACGATTACGGGTGAGGAAGATGAGGTAATAGACTTCTGGGACGCCCAAAATAATGTCATCTTTATTGGCGGGAAAGAACAAAAGAGGCAGAAAAACCCATACGGTTATCCGCCTTTTATTATTACCCAGACCCCTGCGGGTTCCATGCTTGCCGATAAAGATGCTTACCCGCATAGAGGGGAAAGTATCTTCTGGGCAAACCGAGATTTATTCCCTGAACTAAATAGGACAGCCAGCATCTTCCAGACACTAAATGTCGCCGCTTTTCGTCCTGGGATGCAGTATGCCAGTAAAGCAGGTACTAAAGCCACAAAACCCAAGAAACCATTGCCTGGGGTTGATTTTGTTGTTTCCGTTGATGAGGGTGGTGGCTTCAAGTCAATGCCTATAACTGATATACAAAATGCCGCCAGACTCTTTTACGCCATACTCTATACTCGGATACAGCAAGGCGGGTTATCGGCGATTGACTACGGTAATTTAACCTTCCCCCTATCGGCAGTGGCGATTACTCGGCTCACTTCTTCCCGCGACCAGATATTTCTTCCCCGAATACAGGGGAAGGCTATCTTTTACCAGCAACTCTTTAAGATGCTCATTAAACAATACCAGTTGGTTAATATCAAGGCTAAACTCGGTCAAGAAGGATGGACAAAGGAATACAATCCAAAAGACCTTGAGGGCGATTATCAAATTAAGTTCAGGTTCTTCACCGAGTCCAAAGAACAGGAGATAGCCAACTACTCAGTAGCCAATGCTGCCAAAGGTTTCCTCTCTGAATCTACTATCAGGCGCAATATTCTCAATGTACCCGACCCCGAAGCCGAAGAGGAGAGGATAGCGATAGAACAAGCGGAAAAGGTAGATGAGGTTTTATTCTTATACAATCGGTGTAGTAAACTCATCGCCCAGGATAGGGATATTGAGGCTAGAATTCTTGCCAATAGACTAATACAACTCCTGAAAGCACGACAAGGAATACCTCAAATTCAGCCACCTGAAACGACAGTTAAAAAGTTGGAGAAACCTGGCGGTAGACAGGTCATGCCCTTACTCGGTCAAGGTCCCGCCGGTGGTACAGTAGCCCCAGAAGTCGGCGCTGAACAACAAGCAATAGATGAGGCTCAAAGACAAGCAGAGGCTACTGCCGCGGTTGGAACGGAAGCAAAACAAGGGAGAGTAGCATAAATGGCTAAACTAACTCAGGCAGATTTGGATAAACTCGTTTTGGAGGCGATGGGAGAGGGTGAGAGTAAAAGCACGGATAAGCCAAACGTATTAAATAAGCTCTTGAACATCGCCAGGGTAAAGAAGACTCAGACGGAAGCTGGAGAATAAATGAGCAACGGCATTTCTGAACTGTTGGAATCTTACGGGACATCTTTAGAGGAAACACGCAAGTTAATGCCCCTGCTTACCGAAGAGATGACAAAGCAGAAAGAGGCTAGGCTTGCCCTTCCCCAGGTTCCTGAGTTCTTTACTCCTGAACAAGTCGTAGGGCTAGGGCTCACAACCGAGACTGGTGAACCCTTTAAGTTAGATGAAGGTTGGTTGCTAAAGATGACTCCGGGTGCTAATGGAGCCGAGCCTGTCATGAGTTTTATCACACCCGAAGACTTCCTTGCCCCTATTGAACCTGGGAAATGGGAAGTGTTAGAAGACCAGACCTGGCTATCTCCGAAGGGGCAGAAGTTTACCGCGGAGGAGATAACAACTCAATTAAATGCCCCCTATATTGAACTTGAGAGTGCCTTTGGTGGGGTCTTCCCCACAGGCTATTCGGGCAAAGATATTGAAGAGACCTTAACTTGGTTGAGGGGGACTGGGGGATGGTATGGAGAGAGAGACTGGGTAGCGGAGGCTCGCCAGCGGGAATTTGCTCAAGCCATCTGGGCTATAGGGCGAACGGAAGATACCGAGAGTTTGCTTTCGGGATTGGGAATGAAACCAGAGGAGATTACCCAGTTCTTTGCACCAGCCCCAACAACTGTGCCAGAAGAAAGCAAGGCAAAAGATATTTGGGATACAGCGAGGGTTGCTTTCACTAATATAGCCTATCAAACGAAACAGTTTTTTGTTGGCACTCTACCAAATTTACTGTTCAGAGATATTAAGGCTGGAGACCCAGTATGGGACCAAAGGACTGGGCGGAATATACCTTGCCCACCAGAACAGGTAGCGGCATATAACGAGAAGAGTAAGACGAGCCGAGACCAATATCGCCAGACCTATACTAAAAATGAGCAACAACACCAAGATTGGTTAAGTAAACACCCTGAACTAGAAACTCGTCCCGAATGGCAAGGTAATATTATTGATACGATTAAAAATCATCCTGAAGTAGCTAGGGATTGGGGCTATTGGGCAAATCAACTAGCGGCCGGAGCACCAGGGACACTGGCGATACTAGCTGGGATGGTGCTTAGTGCAGTCACGGAGAATCCCCTGCCTCTTATAGCTAGTATTACTGCTCTTGCCCCCGCTCAAATTGAAGAAGATAAAGACCTTATGCTGGCGCATGGAGCAACAGAAGACCAAGCTGCCAAACTTGGAACAGCGGTTGGTATCGCAAGCAATGCCCTGTTGTTTATACCTGTCGGTAAGGTGCTGAATGGATTAAAACCAGAAGCGATGACTTTATTTAAGAGAACCGCTACGGAGGAGATAGCCAACCTCACTGCTAAAAGTGTCCTAAAGCAGGGATTAAAGCAATTTGGCGAGACAGAAGCCTTGTTTACTGTCTTTGGGGTAGCTCAACAAGCAATACAAAACGCTGCTATAAAACTCTTAGATACGAAGCAAGACCTTTTTGCTGGAATAGGTAATGCGGCAATCAGTTCTATGGTTCAGGGTTTGCCACTGGCTGTCTTCGGTGCGGCCGGTAAGATGATAAATGTTAGTAAGGAAAATGCTGCTCTTGTCCCCGATGCTCAAAAGAAGGCAGAGGGATGGATTCAAGACCCCCAAACTAAAGACTGGCTGAAACCTATCAGGGAGTTTATTACTGAAGAAAGGGGTGGTATAGAGTTACCTCCCAAAGCTATGGCTGACTTCAATAAGTTTATTGAGTGGGCAAGAAAGGAAGGAATACCAGTCCGAGACCTTACCGTTACACCCAAGATTGAAGAGACATTACGGGCCGTGGAAGAGGCTTCGGGGGGAGTTAGAGAGGCTTATGAGGCGCAGGCAAAGATTGAGGGTTTAAAAGAATGGCTCTCTACTGAACCCGCCACTAAACTGGTGAACCTGATTAAAAAGACAGGTTGGTATAAGGGCGAGGTGGGGAATCTTAGCAAGGAACAGTATCAGAACATTACAGGTAAAGAACCAAGTGCCTCTATTCTAGGTAAAGAGACACAAGTTATTACCGAAAAAGCACATACAACGAAGGCGGGCAAGTTTGTGCCTGAAAAAACATACAAGACTACAAGAGAAGTTGTCCGCTGGGAGTATGCCCTTGATGATGTAGCTACGGAGATGGGTTATGAGAGCGGGGATGCGCTCAAAGTAGCCATTGAGGGTGTTGGTAAAGCTCAAACTACAATTAAAGAACTGCAAACTGAAATCGCTACAACTGAAGCAAAAACACCATTACCAGCATTGCCAGAACCTATTTCCGAAAAGGTCGCCATAACACCTACTGGCGGAAAAGCCTTAACGCCTGTTCAGGTCACTCGCACATTAGAATTATTTGGTAAATATATTGAGGACTCCTCTACTCTAAATGCTTGGGAACTAACAAAGGAACTAAGAACAGAAACAAGAAGCGGCAGAGCGGAATTACTGAAAGTCAGAGCGCAAGAACTTATAGTTCAAGAGGGTATTTCAGCAGAAGATGCAATGAAACAGGCTATTAGCGAAACACTATCCGGCAAATTGCCTGTTGTGAAAACTGATTATGTTTCAGACCTCACAGACCGAATGAGGGATGTGCTCTTCAATAAAGTCTATCAAGTTCTAAAGGATGAACCCTTTGAGATGGCCTCTACTGTTACTGCCCTCACTAATGCCCTAACTGGCAAGGCGATACCGAGAGAGCCAGGGGTAAGGGGTGGTTCTGCATATACCAGATTACAGCGTGTCTTTGGTGACCAACCAGAAGTTCTGAAATCCATAGACAAGATGGCTTCCGAGCAGAAACCATTGGAGAAAGTAGCAGAAGACCTATTCACGGAAGTTATTGTAGCTGGTAAAGAGTCTATACCCATAGACCAGGAAACAGCTGAATACCTGAGAAAATTAGAGAATACCCCGGCTGGTTATAAAACATTCCTTGAACCTGACTTTGAAATGCCTATAGCATCAGACCTTAGAACTCCTGCGGAAGTAGAATATGCCCAAGCAAAACTTAAACTGGCGATAGACTTTTCGGAAGGTAAAATAACAAAGGATGCCTATGACATTGCTGTTTCGGAGGCCAGGGAGAAGGCATATCCGACTCCGCCAGTTACTAAGTATGAAGCACCCATTGAGGATGCTATTAAACAAATACCTTTGTGGCCAGCACCGGCTAGGGATGCCGTTATTAGAGTACTCAAAGAGATAGCATGGTCGCCAGTAGACATTGGCGGTTTTATTAAGGCAAATAAGTCCTCTTTTGATATGTCCTACCCGAGACAAGTAGCGCCGTTTATACCTAGTCATCCTACAGAATTTGTATTATCAATGGTAGATGCTTTCAAGGCAACATTCAGCCAGAAGAGTGCCGAGGCTTCTTGGGTGCGTATTACTCATGACCCACTGTATGCAATTTATGACGCTCTGCAGTCAAAGTTGGGCAGGGACTTCCTGCGTCCCCCTGATATGCCAAAGGGTACAAAACAATATAAAGGCGTTGAGGAATTTGGTTATCTTTTCCCGGACAGACTTATACCAAAACTGACCGCAAAGATACCCTGGGTAAAGTTGTCCAACCGTGGCTTTGTTACTGGTTGCAATTCTGATTTATGGCGTATTTTTGAAAATACTTATAAAGGTGCCCTGAGAGAAGGAGAGAGATACGCATCAGGAGAATTAAAATTAAAGCAAGGCAAGACTTTTGATATTATGGAGATTATGGATGCCGAGGCCACTAGGTTGGCAGATTGGTCGGGTAGAGCATCATTGGGTCCACTACAGAAGGCAGCCCCAATACTGGGTAATCTCCTCTATGCTCCCAGATTTGCATGGGGTAGGGCTATTGGTCCGAGACAGTTGCTTTCGCCTAATTCCTATGTCAGAAAACAGGCATGGAGAGATGCAACAATATTCGTTGGTACAGTTGGCGGGGCACTCGTATTAGGAAATCAACTGGGTTGGTGGGACTTAGAGACGGATAGGAATAGCGCCGACTTCGGGAAAGCCCGCATCGGCAATCTACGCATTGACCCCTGGGGTGGGGCACAGCAATTCTTTGTCTTTTTCTCTAGGGTCTTTGACCTGGTAACGGCTCCCATTACAGGCAAAACAGCGATGGGTAAGTCCACCACAACTGGAGCAGAATATCCACTAAATTTCTTAAATGTTGCCGAGAACTTCCTCAAGAGTAAGGAAGCACCTATGGTTGGGCTTCTCCTTGAATATGTGACAGGAAAGACCTACAGTGGCGAAAAGGTAGATGTCCAGAACTTAAAGCAGTGGGCAGATAGAATAAGCCCCATGGCCCTGATGGATGCCTACGAGGCATTTAAGGAAAAACCCAGTAGTGTAATACCCGCCGGTATCCTGAGCTTCTTTGGTCTTGGTGTCCAGACCTATACGGGTGATTGGAACCAGAACATCTCAAAAATAGGATTACCTAAATACCCCGACAATGCCTGGTATGGTATGACCGAACCTGTATATGATTGGGCGGATTTCTACTCGGATACGGCATCACAGTTCAAGGGCGTTGACCCAGCCACTTTAACCGAGGCGAAGGGCTTCCCTCCAAAGGTGAGACTTATTGTAGAAACTGCTAGAAGCCTTGATGAGTCTGGTATTATCCCGAATGTGAAACTAATCTCTATGAATGCCGACCCAGACAAGGGAAAAACCTATGTTGATAATTATAAGATATGGCAGGAAAGACAGAAGATAGTAGCCTCCGGTGACGAGAAGGCACTGAAGACCTTTGATGCCGATGAGAGAAACAACCAAGCCTACTTAGGCAATTTCTCACAAAGGCAGTTTGCTTTGCTTAATGAATACTGGTCAATCACGGATAAAACCAAACAGGCGGAGTTTTTGGAGACCCATCCCGAACTTTCTCAGAATCCCAGGGAAGAATGGCTGAAATCTCATCCAGAGGAAAACGCTAAACAGGCCTTGGTGGGTAAAGCTAAGATAATGACCGTAAAAGCCTATGACATAACCCAGAAATTGATTAAGGACTACGACATACCCGATAGTGCGGTGGCTTCTTATCTCCCCCCAAAGGAGATTGCCGAAGCATACTTTGAAAGAATAGAGATAGTAGATAAGTGGGGGGCAAATAGCTGGGAGGATAAACTCCTGCGGGCAAAGAATCCCAAACTTGTGAAATGGTTGAATGAGAGTGGGAATCCACTAGGCGAGGTAGATACCCCGATAGCTTCCCTAGAATTAAAGGTTAAGAACCGACCGCTATTTGACCTGTTGGAATCTTATAGTGACAAGGAATCCCCCGCTTATTTGGATGATAAAGTCAAAGATGCCCAAGGTCTGACGGCCAGAGATAGGGCTGTTGCCAAACTCAAGGCTGATAATCCCGAATGGGTTGACGATATGAGACGGATTGACGCTTATAGTTATAACCTTCCCGATAACCTTATAGAACCCTATGTTGAATACTATAAAGTCAGCAGGGCTGGCTATGAAGATGACTGGTTCCTGATGGAACATCCCGACCTTTATAAAGCAATGATTGACCCTGAGATAATGGGCGATAATGCGTGGAAGCCAAGAGACTTTACCAAAGTCCCGACCAAAGAAGTCTATGCCCTTTATCAGACCTGGGGGAATCTACCCAAGGGGAAAGCACGCAGAGACTTTGAGGCTGAACATCCCGAATTAGATATGTGGCTTCATATAACTACAGGAACCAAGCTAGAGACTGGGGGCAAACCTCCAACAGATGGAGACAAAGTAACCGAAAAAGCGGGGGGAAAAGACCTGCAAGCACAGAAGGAACTTGAACGGATACAACGAGAAATGGAAGAGAAGTTAAAAGAGATGGGGCTTAAATAAGGGTCGTTGGTTTGCTCGTTAACCAAAATAATGAGCAAGTGCTCAATAAAATGAGCAGAAAATAGCTCGTCATTCAGGCGAGCTAAATTTTAAGGAGGTTTTAACAACATGGACGGAACTGAAAACGAGCAGGACAATTCTTCTGCTGGTGAACAGGGAACTTCAGAAAAAGAACCCGAGATGTTTACCAGGTCTCAACTAGATGAGGCGGCGCAAAAGGAGGTTAGTAATGCCCTCTCTAAGGCTGGTAGAGATGCCAAAACCTTAGCCCTGAAGGCGAAAGACCTTGATATCAGGGAACAGGCCATTAAGGAAGCCGAGGCAAGACGGGAAGCCGAGGCACTTGAAGCTGTAAGGGATGACCCTGACCAGCTCAAAGCCTATCAGGACAAGAAATCTCTGAGGGAAGAGAGGAAGAGAATCACCGAAGAGAGAGCGAACCTTGAGAGAGATAAGCTGCAACACGCAGAGGAAATCAAGGCTGCTGCTGAATCCCAGTTGGAAATAAAAATCTGGGATATAGCCAAAGAAACAGGGGCTGACGCAGCAGAACTCAAGGACACCCTTGCCGAACTGGGTATTCAGAATCCCACCGAGGAGCAAATCAAAGCCGCCGCCAAAAGAATGGGGGGAACTAAAACCCCGCTGAAAGTTGACTCTGGTAAGACAAGGGGCGGTGTCCGCTCCTTCAAGCAAATAGAGCAAGATTACGCTGATGGGAAAATCAGCACCGCTGATTATATGGAAGCAATGAAGGTCAGCGGGAAACACTAAAAAGGAGGAAAAATGGGTATTCAAACTGCTTCTACTACCGAGCTTGATGAGGCACAACGCACCATCATAGCTAAGGCACGATTTACTCAAGAGTTTACTGCACCGATGCTAACCCTGGTGGAGCATTTCACCCTGGGAAAGGGCGAGAGACAATTAACAATCCCGAAGGTCGGACAAATGACGGCGGCAGACCTAACCGATGGCACGGATATGACAAATAGCGCAGACATTGGTATGACCGCAGAACAAATTGACTGCGAAGAGGTTGGCTTAAAGGTTATTATCACCGATAAGTTGGCTAGGCAACTAAATGAGGATGTCTGGGCTATGGTTGGTCGCCAGGTTGGTGATGCTATGGGGCGGAAAAAGGACAAGGATTTACTTGACCTTTTTGATACCTTAACACCAACTAACGATGGCTCAGATGCCCTGACGCTTAGCTTTTATGCTGCAGCCGCAACTATCTTGGAAGCTGTCCCCGTCCCGCTACCGATTAACTGTGTTGTTCATCCCTATCAGGCGCATCCGCTAAAGGCTGCAGTAGCGGTTTCTGGCACTTACCCGATTCCGCAAGCTGGTCTTACTGTAGATGTGATTAAACAGTGGCACGTTGGCACCTGGGCTGGTGTCCCCTGTTTTGAGGATGGCAATATCGCCATCTCTACTGGCACAGCTAAGGGTGGAATGTTCTCTAAATCCTGTCTTGGGTATTTGCAATCACTAGCAGATACTACGGAGCGTGAGAGAGATGCATCTCTAAGAGCTACCGAGTTGGTTATAGTCTCTGACTACGAGGCTTTTATAATTGACGCAACCTATGGTCGTGAGATGCACTGGGCTTGCGTTGCTCCTGCGGTAACTTAAAATGGATGATGTAATAGCGGGCGAGAGGAATGTAGGGGGCGTTCTTATACGCCCCCTTCCATACAGGAAGGTGAAGAAAAGACGGATTTATTACCATCCAGGAATGGGAGACCCTACCTGCCCCTTGCCCGCTGACGCATACCATACAAGGTTACTTCTACGCATGGGCTTTACGCTTGAACCACCCATAAAAGTGGAACAAATTATACCTCCCCCCATTGTAATACCGCAGTTAAAAGCCGCTGAATCCGATGATGGGGGGCAGGTTACCCCCGTTGTAATCCCACAGCAAGTGGAAGATTACAACAAACTTGCTGAATGGGCAAAGAAGGAGGGGATACCCTTCCGAAACCTTACCATTAAGCCCGAGCAAGTTGCCGAAATACCATTCGGCTCAAATATTTTAGGTTCTAAAAAGGAGGATTGATAATGACACAAGAATATCCTGGAAGTTTCCCCAATGCAATATATTGTAATGGGGCTACAGCTCCCATTCATGAGGCAGATACAACCCAAAAACACCCACTCGGTCAGAGAATGATATTGGAAGATGGCAGAGTGTTTGTCTATGCGAAAGCAGGCGGGTCACTTAATCCTGATATGGGTGTTAAAAATGGTTATAGCCAACACATAGCTTTTACCACAGTCGCTCTGTCTGCCGATGCTGGTGCAAAAAGTATTGTGCTAGATACCGTAGTAACCGACGGCCCCCTAGGGACAGGTGTCATCGCCGAAGACGAGATGGTTGGCGGATACATAGTGATATTTCCGCACAGTTCAAACACATTCGTCAGAAGAATAACCTCTAATACTGCCACTACTGCCGTAGGCGGTGTCCGTGAGATGACGATTGGAATAGATACGCCAACCCCAGTAGCCGTTGTTGCTGACGTTACTCACGGCGAGGCAATGGCAAGTCCGTATGCTTATGTAGTCTGTGACAGTGCTATGGATAAAGCCGTTGTTGGTGTAGCTACAATTCCTGCCACTACTGGTCAATATCTATGGATACAGACTTGGGGGGCTTGCTGGTTAGCACCCCAGTCAAATGTAGGAGTGGCTTATGACAGAGGAATAATCTTCAGACACGATGGTTCGCTAGAAAAGGCTGGGCAAACTCCCAGCGGAACCCTCTCAAGCCAATACGCTGGGTTTGTTCTTGCCGAGACAAGCACAGCTACTCAGGGCGCACCATTCATTATGCTTCAAATAAGCATATAACCCCAAAGGCTTTGGGGGTGTGCCTTAACACCCCCTTTAATATTGGAGGATAGAAGGCGATTTAACGATGGCATTACACGAATTTATGACAGAAGACGGGAAGATAGAAAGGGTTTTAATTCTCGGCTCTGAAAATATGAGTCCTGGTCAGTTACAAGAGATGCTTGAATGGTCAAGGCGGAATAGTAAAAAGCAAGAACTTGAACGCAAGCAAAGAGCTAGATACCGCAAAATTCCAGCCATTGAAGCCTATCGTGAAATGAGACGGTTCAAGGACTGGGTGAGTGGGAGGGGAAAGGTATTTTGAAGGAATATAAAATATCCGCTCCTGAATTAGAGAAGCTCATCAAGAAATTAAAAGTTAAAATCCCCTTTGGCCTATTAGATAGATGGTATTACTACACTGACCTGGAGGGTTGGGGGGAAATTATACAGAAACTATCCATCTCCAAACCTCACAAGGAAGATAGGTTTGATTGCGATAATATAGCACTTGAGGCTATGAACGATTGTGCTGAGATATATGGGTTAAACACTCTCGGAATGGTTATTGGTAAATCACCCTACGGACTTCACGCCTTTAATATGTTTTATTATGGTGGGGGGTTCAAACTATTTGAGCCAAATCGTGATTATGGATATAGGGAGTATTTTGAAATCGGGGAAAATGGATATTCCCCACAAGTGATTTTAATTTAGGAGGTTAATATGCCAGCAACGAGTAAGGCACAAAAAACGCTCTTCTGCATTGCGCTTAGTATTAGGCGGGGTGAAACACCCAAAAACTACAGCAAGCAAGCAGCGAAGTTAGCCGAGACAAACGATGAAGCAACCCTAAAGGAATACTGCGAAGCTCCAGTGAAGAAGTAGGTGAAGTATGAGAACCCTTAGCGCCATCCGTGCAACCGTCAGGCAAGTATTAAGAGATGAATTCGTGTCTTCGGATGAGGACTATACATGGGAAGATGACGAGTTGGATTTAATCATCAGTTCCTTCTTAGTTGAAATCTCCCGCCCCCGTCCTTATCAGGTCAAGGAGACTGTCTATGCCGTAAACAAGTCGGGAACAGCCACTTCAACCTTAGCTAATCACCTTGTAGACACATCGGCAAGTTTTGTAGCAGGTGATGTGGGGAAAACTGTTTATAACACTACTGATAAGTCCACGGCTATTATCACGGTTCGTAACAGTGCCTCTGATGTAACCTTAGACACGGACATTATGACTTCTGGAGAAGACTATGAGATTTACTGCGCTGGGGGAACCAACCCAAGAGACATCTACATCGGAGATATAACAGGCCTGTTATCTGTTGACGAGGTGGAATATCCCACTCGCCGAAGACCAAAAAATCTAAGGAACTTTGACATCTTCGGCGATGTTCTGACCATAGATGTTGGCTCCGCTCCCGATGACGGAGACGAGGTGTTCGTCTACTGTTATAAGGTTCATACGCTAACCGAGTCTTCTTCTACTTTAGACATTGAACTTGAAGAGCTTTTAATTCAAGGCGTAACTGCCCAAGCCGCAATAAACAAGGTTCAAAGTATGATAGACAAGATAAATATAGGAGGGGCAAACGCTGACAGTAGGATGCAGAACTGGGGGATTACACAATTAACTCTTTATAGGAATAAATTAAATCAAATCACTTCACCAAGGGTAAACAAAAGATACACTTAAAAGGAGGGAATGTGGCTCAAGCCAGAGCTGGAAGTGGACTCGTAGTATCTTGGGGAGCAACTCATAGACATAATGGGAAGCTGGTAGTTAGACTAGTTTCCATTGACCCACCTAAAGCTATTGAGTGTCTGAGGTTCAGTTGCCTGTGGAACTATCTGATAGCGTCCCTGAGTTATACTCTGGTCTTACTCTATCACAAGAGGAGAGTAGCTTATGCAGAGTCTCATAGGGACAAGGATATTTTAGAACGCTACAGAACTGGTGAGCCTAGCCCTCAAACACTATGGCAAGCAATCCACGCTCACATAAAGCTAACCTGCCCTATTTGCAGGAAATATAATGTTGACCCATTTCTAAAATAAAAAGGGGGGACTATCGGCGATGTTGATGCAGGGATTTAAGAGTATCAGCAAATGCCTTTTCATAAGGAACGGAAGCCTCATCAAATTTGGCATGTTTATGATTATTTTTATAATCCCTAAAATCCAGAGCAACAAGTGCTTGGTCTCGTTTATAAATGAGAAATGGCATAATACCCGTCAGGAAATCTGCAGCTGGTTCATCTCGCTTAGACCAAGCCCAACAGGCCTTACGGTTGCCTCTCGGTTTATTTTGCAGATATGTATTACCGCCAAAGGTAGTTTTAAACCATTCAAGTATCCGAACATCAGTAGTGGCAACTCTTACATTAAGCCGATGGTAGGAATGTGGTCGGTCATTCCGAGTTTCATTGCAGATGGAAATACAACCATCACTGTCAATGACCCCTGCGGCATAAGCTAAATCAGTATCTTTTATCATAAGTTAATTATACCATAAAGAATGACAAAGCACAAATAAAATAACAGACCTAAATACAACGCACAAGGTTGCGAAAAGGAGGCAAATAAAATCGCACAGACACAAAGTCCGACCAAACAAGGCTATGCGGAGATAGCCAAACTAGTAGCTGGAGAAGCAGCTAACGAGGTAGAGAAGGTTTGTTGTATCAAGACATCCTGCACCGCTAATGAAGACCAGACCTATACTGGTGTTACAAAGTGCACGGAGTCTGGGGTATCAATGGTGGCAGCTAACAGTGTAATTACCAGCCAGACCACTGTCCCCAATGACACAGTAGAAGTAGACCACGTGTTTACTGCTGGTGAGACGATAACTGTCTTGGGCTTCGGAACCTTCAATAACCTGACTACCCCTGATGTTCTCTTCGCCCTTTGCTGCTTTGCTTCTGCTATCCCCTTAGAGAACACGGACACTCTTACTGTAGAAATGAAGATGCAGTTCAAGCTCGGTGCTTAGTAAGGAAACGGGAGGCTTCTCTATGATAGCCAAAATAAGAGATATTGGTTTTAGCCCAGATACTATTGTTGTTGGTGTGGACTGCTTTTTTGAGTTAGGTGAGACTGGCTATGATAATTGCTGGATAGATGTGCCAGACAGACCAGCAACCTTTGTGGGCGAGGTGGTTCCTACTCATAAAGTATTTGTGCCTTTTAGAAGCCTATCTTTGAGTTTCCCTGTAGATGTAACCAAGGCACAGGTTACAGATAATATAAAGGAGAAACTAGGGGCTTTTAAGAGGGCTCACACCAAAGTTGCACAGGCACAGCAATTCGTAGGTTTAGAATTCAAAGTTTGAGGAGCTAAATGGCTACTCGTTACGAATACTATAACACCAATGACGACGACCAAAATAGCCCCTATGGCGTCTGGTGGTTTGCGCAGACCTTCACTCCGACTACAGCACATAAAGTTACTAGCGTCAAACTATTATTATGTCGTTACGGTTCACCAGGCACTATCACTGTTGGTATCAGGGCTACTGATGGTGCTGGGAAGCCAACTGGTAACGATTTATGCTCTGGCACTATAAATGGAAATACCTTATCAGAGTATCCTACTAATACTTGGTATGAGATTACTCTAGGTGCTGGCTATGACCTAGTTGCATCCACCAAATATGCTATTGTAGTAAGAGCACCTAGCGGGAATAGCAGTAATCAACTTTTCTGGAGATGTGATGTTTCCAGCCCTACTTATGCTGGTGGAAGTTATGCTGGGAGCGGCGACAGCGGCAGCACCTGGACATTGGATACTGGCACGGACTTTATGTTTGAGGAGTGGGGTGTTGCTGTTTATCAGAGGACAGCATCCGTTCTAGTTGGTGCAGTTGCCACTGCCTCAAGAGTTTATGGCGGTATTCGCCCAGCTTCAGTTATCATAGGCAACTTAGCAACTGCCCTGAGAGGATTATTGACCACAACGAGGGCGTCGCCCACTATTTTGGGTATAGTTACCAGTGCATCTAAGAGCTGGGGCACAGTTAGACAGTCCCCTGTAATAGTAGGGATAGTTGCTAGTGCTTCAAAGATTTGGGGTCATACTCGGCAGGCTTCAGTCATAGTAGGCAATACAGTAACAGCCCTAAGAGCATTAGTCATAACAAGGTTAAGCTCCACCTTAATCGGAACACTCGTATCTGCTTCTAAGAGTTGGGGAATGACCAGAGCGTCTTCAGTTATCATTGGGGTTGTCTCTGCAGCCTCAAGGCTTCCTAGCTATATCAGGACAGCCTCAAGGATAATAGGCGTTAGAGTTACAGCTATTAAGCCAAGACTTGCCCTAACGAGATTAGCTACCACAATTATTGGAGCATTAGTAACCGCAAGCATATGGGCTAATGTTCAGATGGCTTTTGTCTCTATCGGGGTTAAGATATTCGCCAAGAGAAGAATAGCCAAGACACTTGCCTCTGTTACTGCTGTTGAAATCTCAATCGCTGCTTCAAGGATAGTTGGGATACATAGAGCTGCTCTAACCCTTATTGGAGAGGTTATAAGTGCTGCTAAATCTTGGGGCAGAACCAGAGCATCGGCAGTAATTGTTGGAGCAAAGGTTACTGCTCAAAGAACATTAGCCTTGGTAAGATTAAGTTCCACTAAACTTGGCATCAAATCCATAGCAACTAGAAGAATTGTCGCTACCCGCAAGGCTGCTGTTAAAGTCGGAGCATTGGTATCTGCCATTATTCAGCTTACTGGCAAGGTGCTAAAGATGCTGGTATATGGCAGACCCTATAGAGATATAAAGGTTTATACCAGACCTTACTACGATATGGAGGCGCATAACTAATGGCTACAGAGGTATTTCAAAGACCAGAGACAATTCCAATCTGGGCTGAGACTAAGACCTGGGCAGGAGTCTATGACAATCCTAACCAGGGGATTCAGATTACGATTACTGACCCAGATGGAGTAGTTAAGGCAGGTATTATTTTTGTTGTGTCCAGTGCTTCTTTCACAATCGGACTAAAGGTAACGGGAGGAACTTCTGGCGCTACTGGTGTCATTATAGAAAAGCCCAGTGCTACAGAACTAGAGGTTCAGCAGGTAACTGGCGTATGGAAATCTGGCGAAGCTATAACTGATACTGGGACAGGAGCATCTACGACAACATCTGCACTTACAGCTGCTCCTATGACTAATGATGCGACTGGTAAATATGTCTATTACTATAATCCGACCGATTCAGCCACTCTTGGCTGGTGGAGATATAGTTGTAAGGCTCAGGATGGTCTATTAGAGGGAGCTAAGTATACTGTGGCAGACGGGAGTTTTAAGTTGGCATGAGAACTTTATCTGATGCTTTATTAGCAGCACAAAAGAAGAGCTCAGAGCCAGCTCCGAAGATTGTTCTTACCTCTGGCGCAACTTCATATACTTTAGAGGCTGACCGTATTAAATCATTAAACCACTATTTTGACCCCGACCATGTTTATGCCAAAGAGGTTGAACTTGATAATTCAGATGGCTATTTCACGGGCAAAGACCTTAAAGGCTACACGGCAGTCATCTCTCATGGACTCCTGACTAAATCAGGCAAGGAATACGCCGATACTTCTCCTATGACAGTAACCTGGCAGCAACTCAATTCCAGCCCAGGGAAACTGACCTGTCTTTTAACCATGCTCGGCATCCCCGATATGATGGCACTGGATGAATCTAGTGCTAATTACTTCCCCCTAGAATCAGATACCAAGACAGTTAAGACCCTTTTAACCGAGATAACCACGGCGACCCTAGCGTGCTTTTCACATTGTCAAGCCTATGAAATAGTGTTTGACAGCGAAGACAGCCTGATAAACTCGTATTGTCCAAAGGATTCATTCAGAATCCCTGTTGGTGGAAATAGGTGGACGGCTTTCAAGAGACTGATTGAAAGAACGGGGTGCGTCCATAGATTTGAGGACGACGGCAAGATACACATTTTTGTTCCAACGACTTCAGGAACGACCTACAATTACGAATATTCATTAGATTCAGGGCATCCGTTTTTCTCTAAGGCTTACCGAAAGTCTCTTGTAATTCCTAATTATGTTGTCGTCCAATCTAGGACAGATGACGACCCACAGTATACAGGATATGCTCAGGATACTACCTCTTACGCTCTACTTCCCAAACGAGATTACTACGATATGAGACTTGCGAGTAATGCTGAGGCAACCTCAATCGCTTCGGCTGTTATAATTCGTGCTCAGTTAAATGCAAAAATGGGCTCGGCTTCCGTCCCTGTAAATTGCGGTGCTGAGTTATTTGATTACATAAAAGTTACAGATGAGAGAGAAGCCGATTTTAGAACAGGAAATCTCGGTTCGCTCTCCTTTAACTACAGTCATTCTAAGAGAGAATATTTGTTAAACTTCAGTCTCGGCGACCCCCCGATAAATACATATCTCAAAGACCTGTATCAGAGTTTAACAACCTCTTCGGGCTTGAAAGAATTAGACTTAGAACGATTAAGAGTAGATAAGCTATATGTTGATGAGTTTATTTCGTTAGACGATATTCAAGAGGGGACGAACTATAAAAGGGTTCTCTCAAATCAAATCACGGCAGGGAAGATTCTTCTATCCGATGCCTGCGAGTATGCGGTGGGTTACGACCCTGATAGCAAATCCCGAACTTTTACCGCAACACCAACAACTCCCTATGATGTCGGCGATATATGGATGGATACCTCTACTGTAAAGAGGTGCACTACAGCCAGGGCAACGGGGGCGTATGTCGCTGGAGATTGGACGGCGACCACCCTAGATGCAATAGCAAACGGAACGACCTATTCAAGAGTTAAAACTACCTCCCTTTCTGCAAGCGGATTGGTTCTTTTAGACCAAGTAGTTATAGGGACGACCTATGGATTAGTTTATAAGACCGACATCTCAGCTGGACATATTCTACTAAGTGCCTGTATTGCATCGGGAGAATGGTATAGCGAATCTGGGGTCATTATAGATGCTACCAAAGGTATTAGGCTCTATGGGACAGATATGGCTTTTGCTACATTTGCTAATGCGACTGACGCAAGAGCTGGCACTAATTACCAAACCAAAATGGGTTCAGATGGGAAGCTATATGCAGGGGCGGGGGCAGTTTCTTTGGATGCTGCTGGGCTAAAGATTGAAGGGCAATATTTAATCTTTAACTATGGGGGGGTATTTAAGGGGGTTGTTTATGCGGTGGATGCAGGTCATTTCCGTGTTGCTGCTAGCGCTGCTGCCCTTGAACTTTTGGGGAATCCCATAATATGTATGTCTCCGTTAACCTTCGGTAGTGCTTGTTATATTGACCTACCCCAAAGAACTAGCCACCCAATAGCAGCAGAAGGAAGAATGTATCTCAATTCCAGCGACCACAATATTTATGCCTATATCAATGGAAGCTGGCAGACACTACATAATTATTAAGGAGTATAAATGGACATTAAAAACGAACTTCAATCAGCAAAAGACAGAAGACAGAAGGTAGTGGACGAGATAAACGAACTCGCCCAAAACATTGAGCAAATCCAGGGGAAGAGGCAGCTTTTACTCCAGGAAGCTCTAAAAATAGAGGGGGAAGTGAGGCTGCTTGAACGCCTAGGGAAGGATGGTGAAAAGGGATGATAGGGCTTAAACCTGGGGATATTTTCGCTACTCGGAATACAGGGTTTATGGGATGGCTTGCCAGTAAACTAATGGCTCCGAAGACTGACCGCTTCCATTATGGACTTATAGTGTGGCAAGTTCCAGATGAGGATGACTACATAATCCTTGAAAGCATCGGGAAGGGAATAGCAGTGGGTAGACTTTCATTTTACAAGGACGCAGATATAAAGTTTTATCGGGCAGATTGCCCCGAAGATGCCTGCCGCCTTGCCCCCATTGCCTTAACCCGCTATGGGCGAAGCAAATATGATTACCTATTAATCCTAAAGATTATGCTCCAGGGCTTCTGGTTGCTTTTCAAGAATTTCTTAACTAAGGGCAGGATAAGACCAATCTATCCCTGGGAACTAAGTTGGTGCAGAGATGACAAGTTTGTTTGCACCGAGGCAGTGGACGAAGCCTATGATTTAGCTGGCTGCTCAATTATCCCCGATGAATTTGCCCCTGTCCCAGCGGCTTATAAATATGCAGAGTTGTCAGGCGAATTATTTGAACTAGTAGAAACAAAGCCCGAAATACCGATAGCCACCGAAGAAATCGCATTAAGCCAAACGCCCAAAGACAATAAGGGGGAAATGAGGAATGCGTTGGTATGGGTTATAGTAGCACTCATTGCCGCTTGGTTGGCTTCGGTGCTTATTCTTATGGTTGCATATAGCGGAAGTTGTTAGTTAAAGGAGGTGAATAATGGATAGGATAGACCTTTGTATTCACATGGACGGGAAACCCTGGCTAGGGATAGTTCTCCTGCGGAAAGATGGAACCTATGTCGGCTTCAATCTTGCCATCCTTGGTTTTGATAAGCTGGGGTTTATGTTCAAAAGAAGTAAGGAGTAAAATCCCCAATGACCAAGCAGGAATATCACGACTTATTGATAAGATTGGATGAGCGAACTAGGAATATCTGGCAACTTGTGGAGAAGCTAGAAACGCACCAAAAAGAACAAAACGGCTCATTGCAAAATGCCATTGACCTTATCAGGGAAAATACATCCTTCAGGTTAGTATTTATGCGAGCAATAAAAATAACTGGTTCAGTTATTGGTTCGGCTATTCTTGCTTGGTTTGGTAAATTATTGAAAGACGCAGGTTGGTGGTAATATCTGTCCTTATCGCCATCTATGGCAAGGGATGTTGTTATAATTAAATTTAAGGAGGTGAAGCAGAAAATGAGGATTACCGACATAGCTAAACTTGTAATCGCCTGCCTATTTGGTGCTGCAGGGTGGACGATGTTTGTTCTTGGTCTCGCTGGCTCTGGTTGGGGAATGTTTTTCGGCGGTATAGCCTTGCTAGGTATCGGGCTTACCATAGCCTCTGTGAAATAACCCTACCATTCTTAATGAGGAGAGGGACTAATCGTCCCTCTCCGCACTTTGAGACTTATAAATTACCTTCTAATTCTCACCCTCCTCTCTTTATGCGCTTTTTCAGCCAATCCCTTAAAATATCAAACAAAAGACAGACAAACACGCATATTTCTACCTCCAGCCAATTCATTACTTCTCCCCCAGTTGGTCTAGGGCATCTATTAAGGCATCCGTTAGGCTCTCTATAAATTCGCCATTGGTTTCAAAGGGGTCTAATAAAGCACCGAGAGTTTCATAAATAACTGTTCTTCTTTGCTGGCGAGGGTTACTAGTTTCGTCAATATAAATATCTGCCGAAGTCTCCCTGTATCCCCCGCCTGTATCGTAATGGGATAGGTTTTCTCTGTTAATTCTTATTTCCATCAGCGTTATTTTCCCCTTGACCTATAGATTGATACCACCCCAAAAAATCCTTGCCAGTTCAGCTATAACACGAATACGGATTTGGCGGATATTCGTGCCGATTTGGGGTAGTTATGAAATTCCCCCACCCCGATTTTTGAGATATTGCAAAATATCTTCCGCCAGATATATTCTAACCTTTTGATTTAATCGGATGCAGGGGAAGTCCTTTTCTCGCCTTAAATTGTCTAGCTGTTTTTTGTTTACGCCCAGCAATTCGCAGATGGCAGGTTCGCTCCAAACTTCCTGTTCCAATATCTTCTCCATTTTTCTCCTTTCGATATTCCATAATATCTGATAATGCTAGCCTCTGTGTAGAATTCAAATTGTCTGGCAGCTGCCCATCTTCTAGCACCTTTTTAATAACATCTTCTTCGCCCAAACAAATAGTAATCAATTCTGCGGTTAGCCCAAAAGCATTTCCACCAGTAAAATATATTTGTCCGCAATCTGACCAATAACTAGTCTCACTTTCTTTTGCCATTTAACCAATCCGCCATAAGCCCAAAGCTACTCTTTCTAAAACTTGCCACATTATAAAATCCCCATTCGGATTGAATTTGATAATCCGTCTCAACCGTAATATCTTCCCACCCGTCTATGTATAATTCTATTGCTTTTCTGCGCCGATTAGATAAGCTTTTTAACGCCATATCAAAATCTATCTTCCTATCTAACTTTTCGCTACCGACTTCCGCCCCCTCATAGGCGTAATAATTCTCGGCGATTTCCTTTAACCAGCTAGGCTTATATCTCCACCCGCATTCTGATACCCAGCCGTATTTTTTATCGTTGCTCAGGGGCATTTTGCTTTATGCCCTGAGTCGTGCTCCCAGACAATTCTCCTTTATTCATCATCTTTTCTCTCATTAAACTCTTTCAAATATTCTGATAGTTTTAGCGCAGTATCTAACTCTGCTCTTGATTTGGCAGTGGGCGATAAGCGGCAGTGGGTTACCTCGCTATTTTGAACAGTCAGGATAACCTCTCCCCAGTATCCCCTGCTATTGAGAACGCCATCTAAAATACTGTGCGCCTGTTCTTTATTCATCTTATGCCTTTAAGTATATCACTTATGCTAGGTTTTGACAAATGATATTTCGCTGATAATTCCCCACGTGTTTTTCCACCCAAAAAATCTTCCCCAATCTGGCGGTTTCTACTTTCTCGCTTTTCCGCTGCCTCGCTTGCCAAAAAGGGTAATGGCTCTCCATAATTATGCCATCCACATAAGCAGTACTGCCCATCCTCATCTTCACCCAATAGAGTGCTTCCGCATTTGGGGCAACTTTCCCATCTTAATATAAAGTGAGAGGAGGCGGCTCGGCGCATTTTAACAACATTTTTATTCCCCTTTAAGGAATTCCCTATTCTATCCTTTGTTATTTGCGGAGTCTTAAATCCTGCTGACCTGCTCATATCATCCCCTTATTTCTTTCAAGGGCAAGCCCCTATAATTTTTATCGTTAGTTTATTTATGGGTTTATGTATATCTTTGCCCTTATGCGCTTTTTGAAGATACTCAAACATAGCGTATAGGTTAATAAAACCATCGGCTATCGCTTCCTCGTGTATTATATCCACTAACTGCTTGGGTTCTTTTTTAATTATCTTGGCTTTTTGCAGGACTTCTCTGTTGGGACTACGGGTTTTATAAACCTCTTGCACAATTTCGCCTTCATACCAATCCTTATCCTTGCGTGGATAGCGGAAGGTCGTATGTATGGGTTTCTTCAATTTATCCCAGCGTTGAGTATAACTTAATATTCGCATTTCTCTCTATCCCATTATAGATTAGATTGTCCTTAAAGAATTTCATTGATGACATCCCTTTATAAATATGCGGATTTCAGCAATGCCAAGATACAACCCCCAAAACATCGGCTTCTTCCAAGTGCGAGGATAATGCCACCACTTGAAGGTAGGGCATTGCCACCACCACACAAATTGAATTTTCTCTATCTCTTTCCAGTTCATAACAATATCCCCCAGTGCAGTTCAGGAATTTCTACCCATTCTGACCAACGCAAGATGCAATAATTATTGGAGACTTCCCACCAATGTTTATAATAGCCAGAGGTTGCAGGTTCATAAGTTATTATCCAGTTCATTATATTATCTCCCTTAAGTTATCTTGGTGGAATAACATCTCTTTTTAAGGGTAATTCAAACCATCCTCTTTCTAACATTATTGCTATCAAAGCATAGCCCGCTATATCTCTCCAACTATCTAGCTTCGGTTCGTTAGTCGCTTCTTTATTTATGAGATTTTTTAGCCGAGCCACCTTATCATTCAATCTAACCAACACTCCAAACTCACCAAAGTCTAGTATATTTCTGTGCCCGTAATCGGCTTGTTTTTTCATCAAAAGTTCAGCAATTTCCATTGCTACTAATTGACAGGCTTCATTAAAAGTATCAGGCATCGGGTATGTCCTCCAACCGATAATAAATAACCTTCCCCATTTCAGTCGCCATTTTTATTTCACGGTGCACTCCTGAGTCCTCCCATTCAGGAACTGCACCGACAAAGACAGCATCGCAGAACTGCATCCAATCGGACACCATCTTAAACCATCCTCCTTCTTGCGGTGAGTCTTCCCACGCCTTATGAACGTACCACCAGAGATTGGGCAAAAATGGATTATGCCCTTTCTTAATGAGTTCCCTCCCGCACTGGATAGATTTGAGGACATTGATTTCACATTCTAATTCGCTTAATCCGTGTCTTCGCCCTAAAGTATGGATTACATACACTTTCATTTGTAAACATCTCCGTTTTCTTGGCACTTTTTGTCCTCATAAACATTAAGCCGTTTTCTGCGAAACTCCTCTTTAACACAATCCAAAACACCTATTCCTTGTGAGAGAGTGGTATAATGACCGTGCCCATAGAAGGCATCTATTAGCTGGGTAATCACATAGCTCAATACACCCTCCCTTGATCCTCCCATCCAAGCCTGAACAGTGTCTATATCTCCTATTAACCTGTCAATAAATGGATTTAGCTCACCACGGATTTCGGGTTTGATATAAGGCATTACTTCTTCTCCTTAATTATTTTGTTGTAGGCTTTAAACACATAGATAATATGAAAATCCTTTATGGTATCATTACCTAACATCCTATACTTCTTATAGAGTTCTTTATTAGCTTCTACCTTAATTTTTTCTATTTGGGCGTCAGTTATGTTAATCATAATTACCTCATAGTTGTAAGTAGTAAGGTTCTAAGGCTACAATCTTTTTATCTCTCACTTTAAGCACCAAAAATCCTAACTCAACAGGGTCGCATTCCATTATTTCCGCATACCCTGAAATCCCTTTGCCGTGAAGCTTAAGAAATGAACCAGCATTACCATACCATCTAGCATCAGGGTGGATATAAGGTTCACTCTGTCCCCAACTAGTATAGGCTTGCTTGATTTTACTACCATCATCTACTAGGTATAATTCCGACTCAGGTTTGCATACTAGGAGTTTATGCGTATGATGTTTTATCATTACAGCACAATCGCCAGCCTTGAATTTTAGTTGCCTTTTAAGAATGAGTTGCATATTTATCCGCCTGCGTTTAGGGTCATCAGCAGTTGAAGTTATCCCTCTATAGCCGTGTGTATCATATATTTTATACATAAGATTATCATTCTTATCTTTGACGGTAAGTTTGCAGGTGTAAGTCCCATAATTCACGCCAAGCTCATCACATATCTGTTTAGTTATATCTCCAAATCTCCACAATGTTCTTTCGTGATTACCCATTAGCTTAACTAATAGCAAATGCTTTATAGGCTCACGCAATTTAATAGCAGTTTTCATTTGTGCCAATGGTAAAGGCTCTTGTAATGTCTCAGGACTGAAGCGTTTATCATCAACCATAATCGCCTCTATATCATCCCCACCCTCAATTCCAAAATTGTTTTTACATCCATCATATTCTGAATTCATAACATCACATAATTTATTCCAGCCGTGCTTAGAACTCAAGACTGAGCCATCGTGCAAATCCCCAAAATGAAAAATATTATGGTCAGAAGGTAAGTTTTTAGTTAGCAGTTGCATATTTTAGCACTCCTTTTAATTGCCGCATAGGCAGATATCTTTTTACCCTACACCCAAGACACCACAAGGTTTCTTCTTCTAACAAGGGTTGCCCACAAGTTCGGCATAACCTATCTATGGTGCGTTCTAGTGTAACCCTTTTTCGGTATTTCAAATCTGCCTCTCTTTGTTTTGCCTCGTCTTTATAAGGCATTGTCGCTCCTTATATCTTTAGTCTGCAATCTACTTCTCCTCTATTAACCTTTCATAATCGGGTTGTGCAATAATAAAATCTATGTCCCCTATCTTCTCTATAATCTCATCTCTTCCCCTGTTCATCTTGTGCCTCCTTTGCTAAAATCTTTTCAGCTTCTCTGTCATACCAGATACGCAAAGCCCGCCAAGTTTCGTAAGGCAACCCCAATTCTTCAAGGCGTTTAAGAATTTGCCAAACTCTATCTAAATCATCTTGTGTCTTCATTTCCCCTCCTTTAATTCTCGCCATTCCCTACTCTGAATTAGTTTTTCCAGCGACCACCTAAATGCCTCCCCCTTGTATAACTTCTCTATCTCTTTAATCAGGGCTTTTATTCCTGCGTCTGCACCAGCCTCGGTAAATAACAATAGTGCTTCATCAAGATTTCCCTTAAGTAATTTCGGGTCAGGTATTTTTTTAACCTCAACCAAAAGTATTTTCTCCCAATTATCTGGTCTCCACATATTACACCCCCAATAATTTATCTAGGAGTATCGCCATTGTTTTCTCCTTCAATTTTAATTTTTCGGTCAGACCATTTGATTTTTCTATCCGTTAATAAGCTATGGCACCGTCTACACAGGATACCGCAATTCTCCTTTGTGTTATGACTACGGTTTCCGTCAATGTGGTGTCCATCAAATCTCTCCAATTCGTGTCTTCCTTCTGGTCTTCCGCAATACTGACAATAGGGATAGCCGAAGACATTTATAATCTGGAGTATCTTCTGATGGATTACCAACCGCCACAATGCGTTCTTTTCTCTCTGCTTATCGCTTATTTTTCTTAATGGTGTTTTTTTCATCTCGGATACTCCATCTTTATTTCTTTACCCTCACGCCAGGCAAGGCAAGGGAATGCGCCAAACTCTCTAGCCTCATCTTTCAATGCTTCAATTTTTGCGGGTGGGAAGTATTTATCTATCTGGCACTGAAAGGCATAAACCTTCCCATCTATCCCCGCTATTACATCTATGGGTGTGTGGCTACCCGCAGTCCGATGCGCCCTGAAGCCCTGTTCTCGGAGATACTTAATCAATCGGCGTTCAAAGTTAGCACCTTTGCTATACTGCGTCATTTATCTACCTCAATCGGTTTTACTGGCATCATAGAAAAGTTTAATACCTCATATCGGTCATCTTTCAGCCAGCAATTCTTGGAGAGGAGAGACATAATATCATTAACTGCTCTATGGGGCTTGCTTACCTCGGTTGCCCAATGTATTATTGAACTAATTTCTTCCCTTAATTCCTCGCTATTCATTTTTTCCCCCTTGTTATCCAAGGGTTTACTTTTCTCCGCTTGGGTTTAATCGGCTTTTCAAGTCCCTTCTTCTGTGCTTTGGTCAACTTATCTTTAACGGGCACGAATTTTCGCTCTTCCATTTTTACTCCTCCTCTCCAAAGGGAAACCCTTCACCCAAATTCATTCCTTCAACGACTTCGTGAATATCATAAAAGTTAGCCCCATTCTTTAGCCTGAATTGTATCTTGAGAAAATCTAAGTCAATAGTTGTTGGCTTGGCGACTTTAATCTTTTCAAAGCTCAAAACATTTTTATCCATTGCGATATACAGGGATGGCTCAAACGCAGTTGATGCCCCACCGAAGGCTAGCTTTCTTTCGCCTGGCGGTTTCTGCATAGCAACAACAGCTATACCTTTTTCCAGCTTATTGAATATTGCAAATAGGGCATCCCCTATCGCATAGGGCTTATCCATAACAACTCGGAGATAATCAATAACGCTAAGATTGTTAGGATTGATAATATCGGCGAAGTTTTGGGTTCGGCGGAACATCTTGAAGGGTGGGGGTTTGGGGATATAAGCATTGAGGGCTTCAAACTTTTTCTTCATCATATCTGCGCCCTCGCTGACATAGAAGTCCAGTCTATTAGCCCACATTTCAAGATTACAATTCACTAGGTTTATACAGAAGGCGGTCTTGCCGACATTGTATTTGCCCGCCACGACTATCAAGGAAGGAACAGGAATAAAGCAATACTTATTTAATCCAAGCGGTAACACAATATTCTCTCCTATCTCACTATTGCCATCCCACCAGCATATCTCCTCAAGCTTTATATCAACGGGTCGCCACCATCCATCTGCTCCATCGGAAGAAATCAGCCCCTTCTTTTTACATCGTCTCATTATTTCCCTGAGATGATGATATAACTTGGGGTCAATCTGCCCATCCAAAACTTTTGAATAATGAAACCTCCCCGTGGCTTCATTTTGTATCCAATTTTCTACTATTTCTTGCGTTAGATTAGCCAAGTTGCTCCCTTTTGTGTTGCGGATGTTGCGGATGTTGCGGGATGTTGCGGATGTTGCGGGATGTTGCGGAAATGTTGCGGGAAAACGGGGTAATTCGTAGCTAAAATCGGCGAAAATGTTGCGGATGTTGCGGGATTATAGCTGGCGCAACACCCTCTAATATAGATAAAGTTAATTATTATACTATTTATATTCATAAGACCTACGCTTTCCCGATAGACGCTTTATCTTTTCACCATAATACACGATAGCACCCTTAATGTCAAGGTAGTCCTCTAATGTGGGCGTTCCTTTAATGTCAAAAAGACGAGTTACTTTATATTGCTCAAGGAGTTCTTCTTTTGTATGACCCTGCTCAAACCAATCCGTGATGTCTTTTATGTCCTTCGGTAGATAGACTATTTTAATTCCCTTCGCCCAGCCATAGAGGTTCTTAGCTATCCTTAGGGTCCTCGCTTGTCCAGCCTCGTCATTATCAGGTATTATGGCTATATCTGCTCCGTGTAGAATTTCATTGTATTGCGGTAGCCACCTCGCCGAAGCCCCGCCAGAAGTTGTAGTTGCTATTATATTTTGTGATTTCAGAGTCTCAACATCTTTCTCTCCCTCAACAATCCAAATCAATTCTTTGCCAACTGCCTCAATAATTTCAGGGAGGCGATAGAGGACTGGCTCTATTCCGTTCAAGTTCCATATCCATCCTTTTCCGTTAGGTCTGCGGTGCTTGAAGTTTTTAGGGTGATAGCGGACAACTTGATAAAGTAAGTTCCCATTTTCATCTGTATAGTCATAGGTCTCATCTATCACGGGTGTAAAGTGGAAAGTTGGTGCGCTGGTTAAGCCAAGTGCCTTTAAGATATCCTCAAATTTGCAACCAGCGTGGCAGTAAAGAACAGCCTTGTTATCAACATCGGCTTTAATGGATAGGCTTCTGTGGGTATCATTGTGGGCAGGACACATCGCCATATATCCTGTGCTTATTTTCTTAACACCTTTTAATTTGGAGAGCAACAAATTTATATCATCTATCGGCATTTGCGCTCTCCTCCAGCCCCCGCCAGCATCTTGAACAACTCCGCTTAGGCATTGTAATATAAAGACCTTCGTGTCCTGGGCAGGGTTCATTCCCCCACTTCACAATCTTCTTTATTGTGTCATCTCTAGCCCTTTTTGCAATTCCCCTCCCCCTAAAAAGTTCTATTGAGGTGCGATTGCCTACAGTTTCAATAAGTGATTTTCGCACTGCTTCTATCTCTTCATCTGTTAGTATCGGTATCTCCATTTAAGCCTCCTTCTATTCTGGCTATTGGGGGTGGGGCAGTCTTGCTGGCTCGGTTACTCTTACCCCCATATTAGTCAGCCACGACTACTGGCGCACCGATTAGGGGACACCAGCAATTATTCAGTTAGAAACCTCCTTTCTATTTAGGATGTGCCCCAATAAATTCTATAAGTTCTTTGCGCTGTTCCTGATTAAGCTCTTTGAGATTACGAACTTTCCATTTCTTGTTTTTGTTGCAGAAGCTATCACAATCCGCCAGTGTCCATTTATTATCATCTCTTATCTTTTTAATATCAGCGATAGAGATTTCTTTGGGCGGTTCGGGTTTTGTTGTTTCAGTTACTTGCCCCACGCCCATAAGCCATATTTCCCGTGCCTTCCAAAGTGGGTCATTCTTATCTCGCTTGCCCGCCCTCCAGTCTTCTCCTATTTCCATTATGAAAGTTCGCATATCAACCTTGCCCTCATCCCTCCCCCGATATTCTGCTTTGGGCTTGTCGGGGTTTGGTTCATCTGGGGGGTTAAAATCTACTGCCACAACATTCCAATATTTCTTCCCGTCTTTTTCTTTGGGTTCTTTGGTAAGCCCCAGTTTCATACCCTCAAAGTTGTGGTTGCCGATTTTCTCTTTGAGAACTTCAATATCCTTCTTCAGGCTTGCCCAGCTTCCATCAACTCGCTGGATTGATGAGAAAATTCGGTGGGTCTTATCTTCTGTATCAATAAGTTCTATCCACTCCTTGCCATCGGAGGCTTTAATAGTTGCGTTCTTAACTGTGATTACTTTCATTTACTTCTCCTTTGTTTCAATTAAATATTGAGCGGGATATCGCTTTTCAAGTTCGGCAACTAAGACATCGGATTTATCAAGCGCTTCTGCCAGGGTATAGTCGCCTTTGTCTTTCGCCTTTTCAAGACAGGCGAGGCACAAACCTTCTTCTATTTCTTCTTGCCAAGTAAGGTCTGCTCCACATTCTTTACAATGTTGATAAGTTGCCATTTTAATTTAGCCAGCTCGGTCACACTTCCCCCTTTTGTATCTCCCGATAACCGCCGTTTCACACGGCTGGACACTGGCTATTCTCACCTCCTTATATTAATACTGGGATTTCCTTAAATTCTTGCGTAAAATTCTTACTTACTTTAGCGCAGCGACATTCTCTATTCGGCTCGGTTAATCCGCAGGTTCTTGTCTCTTGGGCGCAGGTCTTCCCCCAGACAAGCCCCTTCCCGCCGATATAATCTATGGACTGGATTGGCTTATGTTCGGGATAATGGGGACAATCCGTTTTGGGGCAATCTTGATAGAGCATACACCTGACTTTCATTTAGAAATTCCCTCCCAATTCGGCGCTCTTTAATTCCATACGCCTCTTATTTTCTACCCGCCATTTTCTCAGGGCAAGCTGGTATTGACAATAGGACTTAAACTGTCTCTTGCGGTATATCATTTTCTATCAAATAATTTCTTCATATAGTAATTTAGCCTTCGCTTTTGCCATTTAACTTCGGCATCCCAAGCCGCAGCCCCAGCCCTAGCCGCATCCCAAGCCACATCCCTAGCCGCATCCCTAGCCGCATCCCAAGTTCTAGCCGCATTCCCAGCCGCAGCCCCAGCCGCATCCCTAGCCGCATCCCAAGTCCTAGTCGCATTCCCAGCCGCATCCCCAGCCGCATCCCTAGCCACATCCCAAGCCACATTTAATTCTTTTTTGGTGGCTTTGCCCTCATTGAATAAGCGGGCAATCTTTATGGCGTTCCAACTTCTTTCATCCGTTACTTTCGCCTTCTTTAATGCCCTCTCTGCACAATCACATCCCCAAGCCCTTAAAATCTTCTCGGCATTTCGGGCTTCTATGAGCTTCCGTTTTCTTGATACAAACTTTGTCTTGTCTTTCTCTATTGGCTCTGATACCTCAACAATGCAAGCCATATTACCCCTCGCATAATTTAATGCGTCATACCAAGAAGGGCTAGAGTGATAACCTCTTTCACAGAGTCTAAGGTTATCATCGCCAATATCTCGTTCCTCCCCAATCTTCCAGGGCGGTTCATCCCCATACCCTCCGCACATATTGTCTTTGAGAAAATGAAACGCTTTCATTGTCTTTATTCTAACCCCCTTTTATATTCTTGTCAAGGTTTATCCCTACACAATTTATAATAACCACACCACTGTTCAGAGCAAGCCCAACCCGTAGGATTAGGATAGAATATGCCCGTATCAATAGCTCGCTTTACCCTTGACACCAAATCCCTAAAAAACAAGTAGTCGTTTTCCGTTCTGGCTGTTGGTGCTATCTCTATTGTTGGCACTTTTAATTTCAGGGCTTGGTGGAACTCCAATGGGCGGTTATAGATTAAGGAATAGGCTGTTGCCTGAAGGTCTTTTTTGAGTTCATCTTCGCTAAAACGCCTTCCCTTAACCTTGTGGTCTATGATGCGTTTCTCTTCCACCACATCAGCAATAAACACAAATGGTATGCCCTCTATATCTGCTTGCTTCTTTTCTTCTACCTCTAGGGGTTCTATTGATTGGGCTATTTTATTGTGATAAATACCTGCGAGGATTATCCCCTCGTCTTTTACTTCGCCAGGGTTATTGTCTTGCCAGTCTATATCCTCAAATTCCCACAAATCCTCTTCATCCTCACTTGCTTTTAACTTTAACTGAATATCAAATGAGGTAGAGAAGGCATCGGCCACTTGGCCTTCAGTTAACAGATTACCTTGAGTTTTTTTATAAAGCAAGTCAGCAGCAATGGCTTCGTGATATGCCTTGCCCTGAATTATCGCCCCGACTGGCGGTATTTTAATACCCTTCATATAACGAAACTCATATTGCATAGGGCATCGGAGAAACATATTGATTTGCGATACCGATAAGTGTTTTATTTCTTCTGCCATTTTACCCCTCTTTAAGAGAAATGTCAAGCTCAAGTAGCATAATATGATACGCTGATTCTAATTCTACAGGCGTGAGTTTTGAAACGAATTTATCATCCCAACCATTATACTTCTTTAGTTGTTCTATCTTTTCTGTTTTACTTATCATTATTCCTCTCCTCAATTACCATTTCAACTTGGCACTTTTCGCAATAGGGGTCGTCATCATCGCCATAAAACCATCCGCCCATATCAAAGTTCATTCGGATAAATTTCACCATTTTACATTCGGGACAAATATGGCGGACATCATCTTCTCTGTGGTCGTGAACGCCCATTATATAATCGTCTAAGCCTTTCATTCCAGCCATCTTCCCCTCCCCTCCTTTTATGCAGGGTTAGAAGGCATATCCCTGCCAGTCTTCAGCCACTTAGTCCTTCTGGGCTTAGGCTCGCCTTCCGACACTTTCAATAACCTTCCTTTTCGCATTGAATACAGCCTCCTGCTCCTCTCATAGGTAAATTATGACGCTGGCACATTTGCCTTTCGTCTGGTTGCCTTTGGGCATACTGACCCGAATATTCACACTTTCGGCATACCCATTGGTGTCTACCGCCCCACCGTTTCCAATACCCTTCGTTGCTATTGAGAGAAGTTTTTTTACCGCAACACACACATTTCATTTCTTACCTACCATAAGTTCTTGTTGCCACAAGTTCATTAGTCATCATATCGTAGAGTTTAAGCTCTATAGGCGGTTGCTTTTTATACCATACCTCAAAGCATTTACTGCACCTATAATCGCCTGTCTTCCAATTCCCGATATAATCGTGTATTCTTTCTGGCTTACTGCAATCAACGCATTTTACAGTAAAGTCTATCTTTCGTGCCATTTTCTTCCCTCCCTAAGGTGCTTTGTCTATTTGCCATCATCAGCACTGGCTTTACCAGTGGACGGAGCTTTTATTGCTCCGTTTCGGCTTTGATTTCTTCCTCTCCTGCCTCCTTTAATTTCTTGAGACACCATTCCCTTGCGTCCTTACATTCCGCTTCGCACTTTTTAGCAGCTTGCTCTAATGCCTCCTCGTAAGCCTGTAGGATTTCTTCTCTGGTCATCTTATCCCTCCTCATTTGCTCTCATACTACCACACCTATCCGTAGCTGTCAATAGTACTTTAGTCCTAATACATTTGTTCTAATAGCAAGTGCTTGACAAACCGCCCAAATTGTAGATAATCCCCAATTCTCCATTCCAGCAATCAACCAGTTAGATTACTTACCAGATGATGTCTAGGCGGGTAAAGTGTTTTGTTAATCCTTTATACCACAGGCAAGCAGGAATTTTTTAAGATTGAATAATGGGTTTTGTTTTTCAAGGTATGAAGCTAAGTCTAGTGCTAACCACTCCAACCGCTCTCTAGTAAAATCTAGTCCTTCGGCTTCATAATGTTGGCGGATAATAGTGGCAATTGCCTCAAAGTGCTGCTTTGTTAGGTTACTCATTGGGCTTTGTCGCTCCTCTCTTACCCGCCCAGAAGTCATCCGGTAAGTGTGCTACCTGTCCCTTGCCAACCTGCGCCCTAGGAGGCTCACGGTGTGGTCTGGCTTCGGGACTTTGGCTATTCAGTTGTTAAGGTGCTTTGTCTATTTGCCCTCATACTACCACACTTAACTGTCTGTGTCAATACTTATTATGTTAACTTGGGGGGATTTTTCTACTTTCGTTTTATTATAATAGTGCGTCCCAGGGAATGATACGCTACAATCAAAATCTAGGGGCATAAAACAGGCGAGGTGATAGTATATGATTAACCGCTCAAAATGGTAGCTTGAATGGGCAAGCCAGATATAAAAGGTGGGGGGTTTGACACGGAATTAGGGTGCAGGTATAATAGGGTATGGATATTGAAGGGGCTATATCAAATGGTTATCTGCGGTTGTATTGTAAAATAAGGGGTATTCCCCCACCCCCGCCAAGATGTAGAATTTGTAAGGCGGAGTTAGATGCTAAATACCAGAAAAGAAAATCGGGTTATCTTTGTCTTAAATGTTACCGCCAAAAGAATATTGAGCGCCAACATAAACCCCATCCTCACGCTGGCTCTCGGAGGTCAATGGCGCAGAAGGCTTATCCCATAGTCCAACAATGCCAAGTTGAGGGGTGTAACAAATGGGGCATCCGCCATCATACCGATTATGATAAACCGCTAGAAATAATATGGCTATGTCCCCAACATCACACTTTGCTGCATCAGGGTAAGCTACCCCTTGACAAAATCTGCATATGATATGTTATAGTTAATATAGGGAAATAAAATCCCTCAAAGAACCCTTCTCGTAAGGGAATGGGGTTACAGACCGTCTTTAGTGGCGGTCTTGTTATTTACCAGTCCGTTTAGACGGGCTTTTTTATTGTCAACCTTTCCCCGAATTATTGTCAACTTTTCAGCGTTATTATGAACATATTTAGAAAACCTTTCAAAATTATTCTATGGACTGGGTGTATCTTGCCCATTTTTGGCGCTTTAAACCACCAGTATTTTATTTGAATTAAAATGATTAAAGAGAAAGCCTATGAGCCTCCGAGTCAAATACCACCTGCTGAAGGAAGCGATGAACCTCCTAGGAATCCTAGAGTATGCAGCCCTAGGCGGTGGGTTATATTATCTCATAGAACGGGAATTAAGCAACTCTCTTCTCCTTTTTGTCTTGATGGGTTGCTTCCTCTGGGCGAGTAGCGAATTAGGTTATTATGTGAATCAGTTACAGATAAGGTTGGAATTAAGTAAACAAAATGACAGAAGAGATTAGTGAAAAACAGAATAATATCACTAAGCCTGGTAATCCTAACTGGGTTCGGGGTAAAATACCTGAAGGAGCTAAACCTTGGCAACCTGGTCAGTCTGGCAATCCAGCAGGAAGACCCAAAGACCCTGGCATTACAGCCATTCAAAAGAAGATGCTAGACGAAGTATGCCCCTATGCTTCCAAGCCAGGGCAGACTTGGAGAGAATGGCTAGCATTGAAAGGTTTAACACTTGCAAGCGAGAGAGATTCTGCGCTTGAACACCTGAAAGAGAGGCTAGAGGGTAAGGTTCCAGTTGAGGCGGAAGGGAAGTTAGAAGTAACCTATAGGGTAATTTATGACAACCCTGAAAGTTGAATATAAAATAGGGCTTAAGGGGACGGTCAAACATCCCATACAGGGGGCTATAAAGGCAAGCAGGGCAAAGAGGCGGGTTATTAAAGCAGGCAGACGAGGGGGGAAGACGGTAATTCTTGCCATCTTAGCGGTTGAAGCCTTTTTGAAAGGGCGCCGTGTCCTATATGCTACTCCAACAGCTGACCAGCTAGACGCCTTCTGGTATGAGGTTACAGCGACACTAAAAGAACCGATAGAGGCGAAAGACCTTTACAAGAATGAGGTTGAGCATTTAATAGAACACCCTGGAACAAAGAACCGCATCCGGGGAAAGACAGCCTGGAACGCTGATACCATGAGGGGCGACTTCGCCGACCTCTTGTTACTGGACGAATACCAACTTATGAATGAGGATGCTTGGGAAGTAGTTGGTGCTCCTATGTTGCTTGATACCAACGGAGACGCTGTATTTAGTTTCACGCCTCCCTCTTTATACAATATTGGGGTAAGTAAGGCGAAGGACCCTAGACACGCCTCCAAACTCTTCAAGAAGGCTGAATTAGACAAGACAGGGTTATGGGAAACCTTTCACTTCACCTCTTTAGATAATCCATTTATCAGTAAAGAGGGACTATCAATCATAACTTCCGATATGTCCTTAGACGCTTATCGCAGAGAGATACTGGCGGAAGACGATGAAATAGAGTCCTCCTGGTTAGTCTATAATAAGTTTAACGAGAGAATCTGCAAGGTTGATAGATTTGAGATACCCAGGGAGTGGCTTGTCTATTCGGGACATGACTTTGGAATCGCTAACCCCGCCGCTCTTTTTCTGGCCCAAAACCCTACATCTGGAGATCTCTTTGCGTTTAAGGAATATCTACCAGGCACGGGGAGGTCTATACCACAACATATAGATGCCTTTCAAGAGCTGACTAAAGGATATAGTGTTTTAAGAAGAGTAGGCGGGTCACCCCAGGAAGACGAGATAAGGCAGGGTTACTCGGCACACGGCTGGAATATTACCGCACCTAAGTTAAGCAAAGTAAATGCCCAAATAGACCGCATTATAGGGCTTATGGAGCTGAATAAGCTATTCGTCTTTAAGGATATGCACTCCCTTCTTACCGAGATGGCTAATTGTATGTGGGAATTAGATGGTAATAAGCCATTAAACAAGATTAAGGATGAGCAGAAGTATCACCTATTAGCCTGCCTGAGATACATAGGGTCTGACTTCACCCCTGAAACCGTTTCATCCGACAGAATACCTGTGTTCCGAGAGAGGAGATAATGGACTATAAGAAGTTAGTTGACGATAAGAAGAAAGAATTAAAAGACCTTCACGACAGAATGGATGAAGATGCCAACCTTGTAAACCTAAAAGGGTATGTCCTCCAAGATGTTAATAAAAGACCCATCCCCAATAGTATCAGTGTTACATTAAATGACCTGGCTGTCTTTGCGGCTAATGTGGAGGCTTCTCTTGGAAGCGCAGTAGAGCAGATAGTTGTTGAGAGTGAGGATGAAAAGTTAGATAAGGATACCATTAGAGATGCTATAAGGGCTGGCTTCTTGTCTGCCGATAACCGCCTTTCTAAGCGGGGAGGGTTTAAGATAACCCCGTTCACCGACCAGGCTATGTGCCGAAGGGGAAGGGGGGCGGCTCTCTGCCTTTTTAGAATAGAGAACGAACAACTAATAACAGACATCATTCCCTGGGATACCCGATATACTTACTACGATATAGGAACCGAGGGGCTGTCTTGGGCAGCTTATGAAACAGAAAGAACCCAGAAACAAGTAGAGGTTGAATATGAATTAACTACAAAGGGAGAGAAGGCTACTGTCCTTAATATATGGACTCCTGAGAGTAATTTAATCTACATAGACGCTAAACTAGAGTTTGAACAACCCAATCCCTACGGCTATGTCCCCGTTTGTATTCAGGTCGTTCCTATGGGGTCTATGCTAATTGAGTTAGACGGGCAGCACCGAGAGGGAGAGTCTATCTTTTTCTTAGTAAGAGATTTATTCCCTGAGTTAAATAGACTTATAAGTATCATTCAAACATTAAATCAAAAAGAGTTAGACCACGCCCTTCTACTGAGGAAGCCAGGCGGCTCTACGATGAGAAAGCAGGACGCCCCTACGCACTCTGACCTCACTGACCCAGGGAACGTTATCGCTGGCGAGCCTGATATGGCAATAGACCCTATCGCCCTGGGAAACCTAAAAGAACAGGCTTGGCTGCTTAATTCGGTAGTAGAGGCAAGACTACAAAGGGCGATGATTTCTGCCTTTGACTATGGAACTTTCACCCAAACAATGTCTGCCGTAGCTTTAATTGAAATCGGAGAAGGGAGAGACCAGGTCTTTCTTCCAAGGCTCGGTGCAAGGGGTTTACTTAAACAGCAGCTTGCTCGTATGTTTATAGACCAGATAATAAATTCGGGTGAAAGTTCGGTTGAGATTGGAACACGGGGGCATAAGAGAGCATTTGATGTTTCTAAACTAGAGGGCGAGTATGATATAACCTTCAAGTATTTTAACAAATCTCCACGATTAGATGCGGCACGATATACATTAGCCGCAGGCAGTGATTTACCAAGGCGGATTAAGTGGAGAGATATTTTACAGCTAGAAGACCCCGAAGAGGCGGAGGATGAACATTACTGGGAGATAGCAGAGAAAATCTCTCCCATTGTTTTGGCTAACCGAACCATTAAACGACTTTATAGAATGGCGGATAGGGGGGACGATGACGCTAAGTTTGAGGCTGAACTTTTAGAGAAGCAATTTACCGCCCAGTTAGAGCAATCCAAACAAGCACCCCCCACAAAAGAAGAGGAGAAGCCACCCGTTGCGCCATTATCCTTATTCCCTAAGACTGCCGCTAAACCGAAGAAGGGGATTTCCAAACCAAGGATAGCCGAGGAAGAAGAATGAAAGGTTATGAAGAGTTTAAGAAGAAAATAAGGGTTAAGCTTGAGAATAAACAGAGCAAGCCTGTAGTGCTAAAGAGACTGCTTGAAATCGCTAAAAGGCAGGTCGGATGACTACCGAAACCGATATAGGCGAATTATTAAGACGGTATGGCAATGAACTTGAGGATGTTAAGAAACTTCTTCCCCAGTTAATCCCTGCGCTCAGGCAGAAGACGACTATTCTAAAGACTCCAAAATTTCTTACTCCACAGGATGTGGAGTCAATGGGATTTACTACCGATACGGGAGAACCTCTTAAACTAGATGAGGGTTGGTTGCTCAAGGTAGTTCCAGCCAGCAATGGCACTGGGGAATCCATTAGTTTTATCACTCCTGAGAAGTGGGAGATTACGCAGGACCAGACTTATATCTCTCCTGAAGGGAAGAAGTATACTAGGGACGAATTACAAACCCAACTAGAAGCACCTGAGATTCCCCTTGAGCTTGAAGATGTCTTTGGCAAGGTCTTTCCTACAGGATATTCAGGTAAGGATATTGGGGAACTCTTAAGATGGTTAAGTGAGCCGCCAGAAGGGCAGATAGTTGGAAGGGTTTTCTCGCAAGAGTACGGATGGATAACTGAGGCACAGGCTCACCTGCTGGAATTTAGTCAAACTCTCCGGACAATAGGGCGCACCGAAGATACGGAGGCTCTTTTAACCCAGTTATTCCCCGACATCACCGAGGAAGAGATTACTCAGGTTTTTGGGACAGAAGAAAGTAAGGCAAAAGATATTTGGGATACATTTAGGGTTGCGGCCACTAATATAGCCTATCAAACGAAACAGTTTTTCGTTAGCACCTTACCCACTCTATTGTTTCCCGAAGTAAGGCCAGGACAATCAAAAGTAACAGGGATGAGTGATAAAGAGGCACTTAAAGCAGGATTAGTTTATACTGACCAAGAGGCTGCCGCTGACAACGAAAAATATAAGGGACTTCGGGATTCATTTCGTGCAACCTACGTCCAGAATGAGCAACAACACCAAGATTGGTTAAGTAAACACCCTGAACTAGAAACTCGTCCCGAATGGCAAGGTAATATTATTGATACGATTAAAAATCATCCCGAAGTAGCCAGAGATTGGAGCTATTGGGCAAATCAACTAGCGACCGCTGCACCAGGGACACTGGCGATACTAGCTGGGATGGGGCTTAGTGCAGTCACGGCAAACCCCCTGCCTCTTATAGCTAGTATTGTTGCTCTTACTCCCGCTCAAATTGAAGAAGATAAAGACCTTATGCTGGCGCATGGAGCGACAGAAGACCAAGCTGCCAAACTTGGAACAGCGGTTGGTATCGTAAGCAATGCCCTGATGTTTATACCTATCGGTAAGGTGCTGAATGGATTAAAACCAGAAGCGATGACTTTATTTAAGAGAACCGCCACAAAGGAGATAGCCAACCTCGCTGCTAAAAGTGTTCTAAAACAGGGATTAAAGCAATTTGGAGAGACAGAAGCCTTGTTTACTGTCTTTGGGGTAGCTCAACAAGCAATACAAAACGCTGCTATGAAACTCGTAGATACGAAACAAGACATTTTTGCTGGAATAGGTAATGCGGCAATCAGTTCTATGGTTCAAGGTTTGCCACTATCTATCTTCGGTGCGGCTGGTAAGATGATAAATGTTAGTAAGGAAAATGCCGCCCTTATCTCCGATGCTCAAAAGAAGGCAGAGGGATGGATTCAAGACCCCGTAACTAGAGACTGGCTGAAACCTGTCAGGGAGTTTATTACTGAAGAAAAGGGTGGTATAGAGTTACCTCCCAAAGCTATGGCTGACTTCAATAAGTTTATTGAGTGGGCAAAGAGCGAGGGGATACCAGTCCGAGACCTTACCGTTACACCCAAGATTGAAGAGACTTGGCGGGCTGCGGAAGAGACTCCAGGGGGAGCGAGGGCGGCTTATGAGGCGCAGGCAAAGATTGAGGGTTTAAAAGAATGGCTCTCTACTGAACCCGCCACTAAACTGGTGAACCTGATTAAAAAGACAGGTTGGTATAAGGGCGAGGTGGGGAATCTTAGCAAGGAACAGTATCAGAACATTACAGGTAAAGAACCAAGTGCCTCTATTCTAGGTAAAGAGACACAAGTTATTACCGAAAAAGCACATACAACGAAGGCGGGCAAGTTTGTGCCTGAAAAAACATACAAGACTACAAGAGAAGTTGTCCGCTGGGAGTATGCCCTTGATGATGTAGCTACGGAGATGGGTTATGAGAGCGGGGATGCGCTCAAAGTAGCCATTGAGGGTGTTGGTAAAGCTCAAACTACAATTAAAGAACTGCAAACTGAAATCGCTACAACTGAAGCAAAAACACCATTACCAGCATTGCCAGAACCTATTTCCGAAAAGGTCGCCATAACACCTACTGGCGGAAAAGCCTTAACGCCTGTTCAGGTCACTCGCACATTAGAATTATTTGGTAAATATATTGAGGACTCCTCTACTCTAAATGCTTGGGAACTAACAAAGGAACTAAGAACAGAAACAAGAAGCGGCAGAGCGGAATTACTGAAAGTCAGAGCGCAAGAACTTATAGTTCAAGAGGGTATTTCAGCAGAAGATGCAATGAAACAGGCTATTAGCGAAACACTATCCGGCAAATTGCCTGTTGTGAAAACTGATTATGTTTCAGACCTCACAGACCGAATGAGGGATGTGCTCTTCAATAAAGTCTATCAAGTTCTAAAGGATGAACCCTTTGAGATGGCCTCTACTGTTACTGCCCTCACTAATGCCCTAACTGGCAAGGCGATACCGAGAGAGCCAGGGGTAAGGGGTGGTTCTGCATATACCAGATTACAGCGTGTCTTTGGTGACCAACCAGAAGTTCTGAAATCCATAGACAAGATGGCTTCCGAGCAGAAACCATTGGAGAAAGTAGCAGAAGACCTATTCACGGAAGTTATTGTAGCTGGTAAAGAGTCTATACCCATAGACCAGGAAACAGCTGAATACCTGAGAAAATTAGAGAATACCCCGGCTGGTTATAAAACATTCCTTGAACCTGACTTTGAAATGCCTATAGCATCAGACCTTAGAACTCCTGCGGAAGTAGAATATGCCCAAGCAAAACTTAAACTGGCGATAGACTTTTCGGAAGGTAAAATAACAAAGGATGCCTATGACATTGCTGTTTCGGAGGCCAGGGAGAAGGCATATCCGACTCCGCCAGTTACTAAGTATGAAGCACCCATTGAGGATGCTATTAAACAAATACCTTTGTGGCCAGCACCGGCTAGGGATGCCGTTATTAGAGTACTCAAAGAGATAGCATGGTCGCCAGTAGACATTGGCGGTTTTATTAAGGCAAATAAGTCCTCTTTTGATATGTCCTACCCGAGACAAGTAGCGCCGTTTATACCTAGTCATCCTACAGAATTTGTATTATCAATGGTAGATGCTTTCAAGGCAACATTCAGCCAGAAGAGTGCCGAGGCTTCTTGGGTGCGTATTACTCATGACCCACTGTATGCAATTTATGACGCTCTGCAGTCAAAGTTGGGCAGGGACTTCCTGCGTCCCCCTGATATGCCAAAGGGTACAAAACAATATAAAGGCGTTGAGGAATTTGGTTATCTTTTCCCGGACAGACTTATACCAAAACTGACCGCAAAGATACCCTGGGTAAAGTTGTCCAACCGCGGCTTTGTTACTGGTTGCAATTCTGATTTATGGCGTATTTTTGAAAATACTTATAAAGGTGCCCTGAGAGAAGGAGAGAAATACGCCTCAGGAGAATTAAAATTAGAGCGAGGCAAGGCTTTTGATATTATGAAGATTATGGATGCCGAGGCCACTAGGTTGGCAGATTGGTCGGGTAGAGCATCATTGGGTCCACTACAGAAGGCAGCCCCAATACTGGGTAATATCCTCTATGCTCCCAGATTTGCATGGGGTAGGGCTATTGGTTGGAGACAGTTGTTTTCGTCTAATTCCTATGTCAGAAAACAGGCATGGAGAGATGCAACAATACTCGTTGGTACAGTTGGCGGGGCACTCGTATTAGGAAATCAACTGGGTTGGTGGGACTTAGAGACGGATAGGAATAGTGCCGACTTCGGGAAAGCCCGCATCGGCAATCTACGCATTGACCCTTGGGGTGGAGCACAGCAGTTTTTTGTCTTTTTCTCTAGAGTCTTTGACTTGGTGACGGCTCCGATTACAGGTAAGACAGCAATGGGTAAATCCACTACAACGGGTGCTGAGTATCCATTAAATATCTTAAATGTTGGAGAGAATTTCCTCAAGAGTAAGGAAGCGCCCATGGTTGGACTACTCCTTGAATATGTAACGGGAAAGACTTACAGTGGCGAAGAGGTAGATGTCAAGAACTTACAGCAGTGGGCAGATAGAATAAGTCCCATGGCTTTGATGGATGCCTATGAGGCGTTTGCAGAAAAACCCAGCAGTGCAATACCCGCTGGTATCCTGAGTTTCTTTGGGTTGGGTGTCCAAACCTATACAGGTGACTGGAAGGAGAACATTCCCAAATTAGGACTACCAAAATACTCAGACAATCTCTATTATGGGATGACTAAACCTGTATATGATTGGGCAGATTTCTACTCGGATACAGCATCGCAATTTAAGGGCGTTGACCCGGCGACCCTGACTGAGGCGAAAGGCTATCCGCCAAAGGTAAGACTTATTGTTGAAACTGCCCGTAGTCTTGAGGAATCAAACATCATCCCGAATGTAAAACTAATCTCTATGAACGCTGACCCTGACAAGGGGAAAACCTATGTTGATAATTATAAGATATGGCAGGAAAGACAAAAAATAATTGCCTCTGGTGATGAGAAGGCATTGAAAGCCTTTGATGCTGATGAAAGAAATAACCAAGCCTACTTAGGAAATATATCACAGAGACAATTCGCCTTACTAAGTGAATATTGGGCAATCACGGATAAAACCAAGCAAGCGGAGTTTTTGGAGACACACCCCGAACTTTCTCAAAATTCCAGAGAGGAATGGCTGAAGTCTCATCCAGAGGAAAACGCTAAGCAGGCTTTAGCGGGCAAGGCTAAGTTAATGACCCAGAAAGCCTATGACATAGCCCAGAAATTGATTAAGGATTACGACATACCCGATAGTGCGGTAACTTCATATCTTCCGCCGCAAGATGTTGCTAAAGCCTACTTTGAAAGAATAGAGATAGTAGATAAGTGGGGAGCAAATAGTTGGGAAGACAAACTTCTGCGAGCAAAGAATCCCAATCTTGTGAAATGGCTGAATGAGAGTGGCAATCCATTGGACGAAGTGGATACTCCGATAGCCTCTTTGGAATTAAAAACCAATCCTAAATTCCGTGAAATTTATGACAAGATAGAATCTTTCAGTGATGAGGATTCTCCTGATTTTAAGGATGATAAAATAAAAGACGAGAATGGATTAACAAAGAGAGATAGAGCGGTCGCTGAACTGAAGGCTACTATGATTGAGGACGACCTAACCTACAGGGATACAGAAAGAAAGATTGAGGCTATTGAGAAAGGAACAAACGAGAATCCAGTAGATGATAAGCTGGTTAATGCCCATATTGAGTTTATGCGGATACAAGATAAAGAAGGTATTGGTTCCACCAGTGCTGAGGTGATGCTTTATCGTGTTGATAATCCTGAGTATAATGCCTGGCGAATGGACAAGAATATCTGGGGTGATAATGCCTTAAAACCAGTTGACGAGACTAGAATACCCATCTGGCGCATTGATGTTAAGTGGCAAGAGCAGGATAAGCAATATGATGCGATTGAGGGTGAGACGAGTGAGGGCAAACAACAGAGGCAAGCCTTCCTCAAATCCAATCCTGAGTATGCTGATGATAGACTGAGAAGGGATGCTTATGGCAAAGACTTCCCTACTCCTTTAATTGAGACCTATGTTGAATATTACAAGATACCTGATAAATCTACAGATGACTGGTATAAAGAGCATCCCTCTGAGTCTTACTACGAAGACGACTGGTTCTTAATGGAGCATCCTGATTTCTATAAGGCAATGTTTGAATTCGGCATCTTTACTGAGCCGCGAGACTTTACGAAAGTCCCCTCAAGAGAAGTCTATCGGCTTTACAGGACATACATAAGTCCTTTGATGAGTAGGCAGAACCGATTAGATTTTAGAGTCCAGCATCCAGAACTTGATAGTTGGTTGCTCTTAACAAAGAAGGTTACTAAGGCAGCCACAGACCGAGGTAAAAAGGAAGCCGAGAAGACAGAATGGGAGAAACTGGAAGAGAAGAGACGGTTTGAAGAGTGGCTTAAAGGATTGATGCCCAAATAAAATAGGGTCGTCTGGCTGGGTTAATCAATAAACTCAGCCTTTTTATATGCCTGCTAAATCAAAGATGGCAGGCTCAATCATTTAAGGAGGATTTTTACGATGCAGGACGAAACCAAGGGAACTACACAGGGCACTCCTCCGGGAACGGGGCAGTCCTCTGGTGGTGAAGATGGGACTACTTCAGCAAAAACCCCCAAGGAAACCTATACCAGAGCCGAATATCTGAAAGAAATCAGCGACTTGAAGGCGGAGCAAGGACGCAAACTCGCCGAGTTAACTCGTCAGGCTGAAAGTTCAAAGACTCAACTGGGTGTAAAGGATACGGAACTCAAGGAATCCTATCAACGGATGGTAGGTCTTGAAGACCGCCTAGATGAGCTTGAACGTCAAGGACTTAGCGATAGCCCGGAGGGAGTGAAATTGTTCCAAGAGAAGCAAGAGCTTCGCAAGACTCAACGGAAACTCCAACAGGAACGAGCCGATTTGGACAAGGATAAACTACAACACGCCGGGGACATCAAGGCAGTCCGTGAACATCAGTGGGAAGAGACCGTTTGGGAGATAGCTCACAGGTATAACATAGAATCCAATATACTTGAGGAGTTAAATCTTACCACTGCTGAACAAGTAGAAGCTGCCGCTAAAGCCATCGCTGGTGCAAAGACAGTTCCAGGACAAGACACTGAAGACAGGGAAGCCGGAGGTGTTACTTCTGCACTGAAAACCGACTCTGCTAAGGGCAAAGGGGGAGGCGAGAAATCCGAGGAACAAAGACTCAAAGAGAGATACCCGACAATGTTTCGGAAATAAGGAGGAATTAAATGGCAGCCACAATAATCGGGAATACCTATCTGACCCTGCTTGATTATGCCAAGCGGGTCTCACCTGCTGGCGGGATAGACGAGATAATTGAAGTCTTGGCCGCCAGCAATCCAATACTAGCAGATGCCAATGTAATGGAAGGCAATCTGCCTACTGGCCACCTTTTCACCCAGAGGGCAACCCTGCCTACGGGTAGTTGGCGCTTACTGAACTACGGTGTCTTACCTGAAAAGAGTGCCACACAGCAATTCACCGATGTATGCGCCATTCTGGAAGCTTATAGCAAGGTAGATGTTGATGTGGCGGCACTGGGTGGCAATGAGGCTGCTTTCCGAGCTTCAGAGGATAATGCATTTGTCGCCGGCCTGAACAGCACAATGGCAACTGCCCTGTTTTACGGCAACCAGGGGACTGACCCTGAGCAACCGCAAGGTCTAGCACCGCGCTATAACAGTTTGAGTGGCACTTATGCTAGTCAGATTGTTAATGCCGGTGGGTCTGGGGATGACAACACATCTATCTGGCTAGTTACCTGGGGGCCAAAGACCTGTAGCCTGATATTCCCAAAGGGGAGTAAGGCTGGTCTGGTTTCCAAGGATATGGGCAATGTGGTTATTACGGATGGAAGCGGGCTAAAGCACGAAGTTTACCAGACCAAGTTCCAGTGGAAGATAGGTCTATCGGTGCTGGATTACAGGCATGTCATCCGCATCTGCAATGTTGATGTATCTGACCTGACTGCTGATGCAGCATCCGGCGCTGACCTGATAAATCTACTCATTGACGCCTACTACTCTCGCCCCACAATCACCTTCGGCGAAACGATGGCTAAGACTTTCGTTTATTGCAACCCGACAATAGCTAAATTCCTGCACAAGCAGGCATTGGTGCCGACCAATGTAGCTCTAAC